TATTTTTCAGAATGATCTTGCGAACGTTCGTTTTTGCGTTTAAACTACAGCCGTTTACACGAGGTGGCTATGCCGGAGAAACACAAATTGGTTTTGGACTTCATCAAGGCTTACATGAAGCTTCATGGTGTATCGCCGTCGTATGCCGTGATTGCTAAGGGGCTCAGCATGAAGAGCAAGTCCAACATTCACCGGATCATCCATAAATTGAAGGATGAGGGATTGGTTGCGGTGAAGCCTTATCAGTTCAACTCCATCCGGGTTATTGACAAGAGTGTCCGGGAAGTTGCTTCGCTATGATGAGCCGCAAGGAGGTGGAGGACTACCGGGCTTTGATTCCTCTTGTGGAAGAAGCTGAGCGTGCCAAGATCATGATGTTGTTGGAATACGACAGAGTGGAGAAATGCAAGGAATCCTTCATCTACTTTGCCTCCCACATGTGGCCCGGGTTTATTTCCGGGAAGCACCACCAGATCATGGCAAGCGCTTTTGAGCGCGTTGCCAAGGGAGAGCTGAAGAGGCTCATCATCAACATGCCTCCCCGGCACACCAAGTCTGAGTTTGCCTCCTATCTGCTCCCTGCTTGGTTTCTGGGAAGATTCCCTGAGAAGAAGATCATCCAGACAGCACACACCGCAGAACTTGCAGTAGGTTTTGGCCGTAAGGTAAGGAACTTGGTCTCCTCTGAGGCGTTCTCTCGGGTGTTTGACACCAAACTGTCCTCTGATTCAAAGGCCGCAGGGCGCTGGAACACAGGCGCAGGGGGCGACTACTTCGCTATCGGCGTTGGAGGAGCCGTTACCGGTAAGGGTGCGGACCTGTTAATCATTGATGACCCGCATTCGGAGCAAGAAGCCAAGCAAGGCAACCCTGCAGTCTTTGATAACGTGTATGAGTGGTACACATCTGGCCCTCGTCAGCGTTTACAGCCCGGTGGGGCCATCATCATTGTGATGACGCGCTGGTCAAAGAGAGATTTGACTGGGCAGATTCTTAAAAATGCCTCAAAAGACGGCGTAGACAACTGGGAAGTGATCGAATTTCCCGCGATATTGCCCTCTGGCACCCCTTTATGGCCCGGATTTTGGAAGAAAACCGAGCTTGAGGCCATTAAAGCCGAGATTCCCGTCGCCAAATGGGAGGCGCAGTACCAACAGAACCCCACATCCGAAGAAGGCGCGATCATTAAGCGCGAGCATTGGCGGATTTGGCAGTCTGATACCGCCCCGCAGTGCGATTACATCATCCAAAGCTGGGATACCGCCTTTGAAAAGTCCAACAGGGCAGATTATTCAGCTTGCACCACGTGGGGTGTCTTTGACCACCCCGATGACAAGGGCAATCTAAAGACAAACATCATTTGCCTTGATGCGTTTAAACAGCGCATGGAGTTTCCTGAGCTCAAACAAAAAGCTTTTGAGATGTACAAGGAATGGGAACCAGATACCTTGATTGTGGAAAAGAAGGCGGCAGGCGCTCCTTTGATCTATGAGCTCCGGCAGACGGGAATCTTGCTCGAGGAGTACACACCGGGCAAAGGAAGCGATAAGATTGCGCGTGTAAACGCTATCTCAGACCTCTTTGCCTCCGGAGTTGTTTGGTGCCCTGAAACCCGATGGGCAGATGAGTTAATGGAAGAGTTGGCTGCGTTCCCAAATGGGGAGCACGACGACCTTGTGGACTCATCAAGCCAAGCCTTGCTTCGATTTAGAAGGGGTGGATTCATTCAGATTGAATCTGATGAACCCGAAGAACAGCGTTATTTCCGGCGCAAAGCCGCCTTCTATTAAGGATCAAAATGGCAACGAGCAGCATGGTTTCGTCTCTCTCCCAAGCCCCAGAGGGGATTGATTTCTCGGACATCATTCAAGATGACACCCCCGCAGTCGAGATCATCATCGACAACCCAGATGATGTAGTGGTTGGGCTTGATGGTTTGGCAATTGATCTCATGCCAGAAGATGATGAGCCTGAGTTTGATGCCAACTTGGCTGAATTCATGGATGAGGGCGAGCTCGAGAAGCTGGGCTCTGATTTGGTTGGCGAGGTTGAATCAGACATTGCTTCCCGTAAAGATTGGGTAGAGATGTATGTCAGGGGCCTTGAGGTTCTTGGCATGAAGTATGAAGAGCGCACCGAGCCTTGGACTGGAGCCTGCGGAGTTTTCTCTACCCTCCTGACTGAAGCCGCAGTGAGGTTCCAGTCCGAGACCATCATCGAGACCTTCCCCGCCCAAGGTCCCGTCAAGACGCAGATCATTGGCGCAATTGACAAGATGAAAGAAGATGCCGCTGAGCGTGTTCGCACCGACATGAACTTCCAGTTGGTTGACGGAATGCCTGAGTACCGCCCAGAGCATGAGCGCATGCTGTTCAACTTGGGTCTGGCAGGCTCTGCCTTCAAGAAGGTTTACTTCGATCCAAGCCTTGGCCGTCAGGTATCTATCTTCTGCCCTGCAGAGGACATTGTTATCCCTTACGGTTCCTCTGGGGCTCGATCTGCAGAGCGCGTCACCCATGTGATGCGCAAAACCAAGAACGATGTTCGCAAGCTTCAGGTCGCAGGCTTTTACCGTGATGTGGAGTTGGGTGAGCCCGTCATGATCCACAACGACGTGGAAAAAAAGAAGGCCGAAGAGCAGGGCTACTCCGTTACCGATGACGAGCGTTATCAGTTCCTTGAGATTCAAGTGGACTACGACATGCCCGGATATGAGGACGAGGATGAGATTGCTCTTCCCTACATCGTCACTATTGACAAGGGCACAAACAAAGTTTTGTCGGTGTATCGAAATTGGAACGAGAGCGATCCCAAGAAACTCAAGCGCCAGCATTTTGTTCAGTATGACTACGTACCCGGATTCGGCGCGTATGGCTTTGGCTACATCCACCTGATCGGCGGCTATGCTCGCGCAGGTACATCCCTGATCCGCCAGTTGGTGGACGCAGGAACCCTGTCTAACTTGCCCGGTGGTTTGAAGTCACGCGGTCTGCGGATCAAGGGAGACGACACCCCAATCGCTCCGGGTGAGTGGAGAGATGTGGATGTGCCCGGTGGCACGGTGCGCGACAACATCATGCCGCTACCATATAAGGAGCCATCGCAGGTTCTGGCCGCGTTGCTTGACCGCATCACAGAAGAGGGCCGTCGCCTTGGCTCTATCGCTGACATGAACATCAGCGACATGAGTGCCAACTCTCCTGTTGGTACAACTTTGGCGTTGCTCGAGCGTCAACTTAAAACCATGAGCGCAGTGCAGGCGCGTGTTCACTACGCCATGAAGCAGGAATTCAAACTGCTCAAGGAAATTATTCGGGACAACACCCCGAGTGAATACGAGTACGAGCCACAAGGCGGCGACCGCATGGCAAAGCGGGAAGACTACGACATGGTCGAGGTTATCCCGGTAAGCGATCCCAACAGCTCGACCATGGCTCAGCGGATCATGCAGTACCAAGCTGTGATCCAGTTAGCCGCACAAGCTCCTCAGATCTATGACCTGCCGCAGTTGCATCGCCAGATGATTGAGGTGCTAGGAATCAAGAATGCGGACAAGCTTGTCCCTATTGAAGACGATATGAAACCCCGCGATCCGGTCAGCGAGAACATGGCTTTCTTGAACGGAAAACCAACCAAGGCATTCATCTACCAAGACCATGACGCACACATCGCAGTTCACTCTGCTTTGATGCAAGACCCATTGATGGCAGCGCAGATTGGGCAGAACCCCCAAGCCCAGAAGATGCAGGCTGAGATCATGGCTCATATCTCAGAGCACTTGGCCTTTGCCTACCGCAAGAAGGTCGAAGAGCAGTTGGGTGTTCCTATGCCAAGGCCTGATGAAGACCTACCGGAAGATGTCGAGGTGCAGTTGTCCCGTCTGGTGGCTCAGGCCTCGCAGCAAGTGCTGGCTCAGAGCAAAGGTCAGGTTGCACAACAGCAAGCCCAACAGCAGGCGCAAGACCCAATGATTCAGATGCAACAAGCCGAGCTGCAGATCAAACAGCAGGACATGGAAATCAAGAAGATGAAGGTCAAGGGCGACCTGCAGATTCGCGCTGAAGAGCTTGGCCTCAAGGCTCAAGAGGCTGCTCAGAAATCCGGGCAAGACCCAATGATGGCGGCTCAAAGAATGCAAATGGAAATCTCCCAGATGCAAGAAGCCCATGCCATGGAGATGGCGGCAAAGCAGCAAGCCCTACAACAAGCTCAGGCTCAAGCCCAACAGCAGCAAGCTCAAGGCCAGCAGCAAGCTGCTATGCAGCAAGCTCAAGCGCAACAAAAAATGGCGCACGGCGGTCAGGTTCACGCGCAAAAACTGAACCATGCCGAACGTGCTTTTCAACAACCAAAACCGACTGCTAAACCGTCGGGGAACTAAAAATGGACAATAAAATTTTGGAGCTTCTTAACAAAAGAATTGAGGAGCACGTCAAAAGTCATTCAGAGGCTTTGGTGGTGGGGCAGTCGAAAGACTACGCCCAATACCGGGAGTTGTGCGGGGTCATCCGAGGTCTCCAGACCGCACAGCGTGAAATTGGCGACCTCGTGCGTAAACTGAAAGACGACAATGACGACTAACTTTGATGTTCAGGCGGTTGATCTGTCCGGCCTTCTCAACAAGCCCGTTGAGGATAAGGCCACACAGATTCCGGAACCCGCCACTTATCACCTTCTGTGCATGCTTCCAGAAGCCAAAGAAGAGTACGAGGGCGGCCTACTTAAGGCCAGCCAGACAATGCAGTATGAAGAACTGCTGTCATCCGTACTATTTGTGGCAAAGGTTGGCCCAGATGCGTTTAAAGATGAAAAACGCTTTCCCAGCGGCCCAAGCTGCAAGGTAGGTGATTTCATCATCGTGCGCCCAAACACCGGAACCCGAATGAAGATTCACGGAACCGAGTGGAGGATCATCAATGATGATTCTGTTGAGGCTGTGGTTTTGGACCCTCGCGGCATTCAGCGCGTTTAAGGAGTTGCAATGAATACAGAGCAATTCGAGATCAAAGACAACATCAACGTAGAAGGCATTACCGCTGACCATGTTTGGTACAACGCAACTCGTCTGACGCAAAAGATGAGCTTTTGGGAGCTTGATTTCAAAAAACTGGTTAAGACTATGGAGGACCGCCACAATGAGCACCTCAAAATAATCCGTGATTTGCTGGATGAGCGTGGCACGTTAAAACGTGAAATTGCAACGTTGAAGTTGGCAAAGGAGTAACCCATGGCTGAACTCGACAAAACTGAATTTACTTTCCCCGATGAGGTGGAAGAAAAACAATCTCGTGCTGGCTCCAAGGTTGTAGAAGCTGAACCAGAGGTTGAGATTATTGATGACACTCCTGAGCAGGACCGTGGCCGAAAGCCCATGGAAGAAGCCCCTAAGGATGTAACCGACGAAGAGCTATCTAAGTATGACGAAGGTGTGCGCAAGCGCATTCAACATTTTACAAAGGGCTACCACGAAGAACGCAGAGCCAAAGAGGCTGCCTTGCGCGAGCGCGAAGAAGCTGTAAAGCTTACCCAGCAAATCATTGAGGAGAACAAAAAACTCAAAGGTTCCTTGCACCAAGGTCAAAGCGCCCTACTCGAGCAGGCTAAGAAGGTTGTAGCCAACGAGATGGAGCAGGCTAAGCGAAAATTCAAAGAAGCGTACGAAAGCGGTGATGCAGATGCACTAACGGCAGCTCAAGAAGAGATGACGGTAGTGAAGATGAAAGCCGAGCGTGTAAACAATTTTCGGCCAGCACCTGTACAAACCGAAGAAAAACAGGTACAAATACCTACCGCTGAACCAGTTCGCTT